ATGAGTGATGGCTTAAACGCTGCAAGGAAAAAAGTATATACCGCCTTTACGGATAGGTCTTCGACGACACTTAGGGCCGCGCGATACGTCAAAATAGGAGTGGCGCTGGTCGGGGCCTTTTTGCTTGCATTGGCCTCGGTGGTTCCAAACTGGAGCTGGTTTCCCCCGAGCCCCTGGTTAGTTGCCGGTGTCATTGGCGCACTAATGGTCTTCGGTGCCGGTGTTTTCATCGTTCTAACGGAAGAAGATGCAACAAGTGCGCTTGATGCGGCTCGGACCGCGATCGATCATGCCACGGATTCAGAGGAATATATCAAAGAAGTAGAGGCCGCTTTTCCAATTTACGCTCGTAGCATTACGAGTCTTAGATATCTATATATAGCCATGTCCGCGGCGAGAGGGTTTTTCGAGCAATACATATTTGGGGATGACATATCTGAAGATCTTTTCCTTCAATTGTTGATGGAGCATATAAAGCGACCTATTAGAATAGCGCTTGGTTTTGAGCTCGATGAATATTGGACTATTGTTGTATATAAGGCGTATTATCGAGATAAAGAAAAGAGGACGTATTTGAGATGCGTGGCGCACCATCGTTCCAACGATTGCGATATCAAGAATGCGCGCGAGTGGCCGGAAGGGCTTGGCGTCTGTGGGGTCGCTTACGCGAAGAATGATGAAGTAGGTGTCCCTGATCTCCGGGATCCGGCTGTTGGGACGGCGTTTCGCCTGGATAAAACCGTTCTCAAGGATGGCGAAAAGCTGCTCAAGGATGGTGATCTGGATTCCTATCGCTCACTGTTCGCGGTAGCTGTTTCTGTTGGAACGGACGAGCGTCCTTGGGGTGTGGTTGTTGCAACGAGCAATAAGCCGCACCATTTTATGGGGCCTGATACCCCCGGAGTTGAGCCTGAGGAGGCCGTGCGGGCTCTTGCAGGGCTTGTAGCATTGGCAGTGTCAATTTCCCGCGGTAAACTCTCGGGCAAAGGTGGGAACCCAAGCGCCGATTCGACAATTCAAGAATAAGCGGTAGGGAAATAGAAAGGTCTGGAGCGCGATATGTCAGCTGTCATGACACGCAAATTGAGCACAGAAACGGATATCGATCGCGAGCTTGAGAGCATTTCGCGAAAAATGCTCCAAGGCGAAGCGGACGATATTGATAGCGCGCTATACAACGACCTTTTGACAAAAAGATCGGGCATGTTCTTGAATCTCCCCCAAGTGCCCATGCGGCGTAGCGCACCCGTTCGTTTTTTGCGCCCTTTAAAGAACCTTATCGCCGGTGAGGCCGATTAAGCTGGCCGAACCGATAGCGTTAAATGGTTGGCGGACGCCTGCTAGCGAAGGCATTGGCAGAATCAGCGCCATATTGGTGCCCGCCAGCCGGCATCAATTGCTTCCCGCTCAGAGCAGAACCATCGTTCGCCTTTGGAGGTGTCGATCTTGGTCCGGTTGTACCAAGGTGACCAAGGTGGATGATAGATCCGGCCGTTACTTGAGATGTTGCCTTTGATAGGGCAGCCATCTGGGGCCTTTTGCTCGGCAACCTCCCATCGATGAGTTCGATATTCCCAAGGCGCTTCTGCGGGGCCCTGCCAGACGCCGATCCCTGAAGCGCGCGCGGCCTCCTCCAACTCCGCGAAGTCCTGGGTATACCTCCGGAAGGCCCACGCATGGCCGTCCGCCACCATGCGCTCGTTTACGTTCACGCCTTCAGCTGAACAGACCCCGAGCAAGCGGTCGTAATCATCCTTCCCTCGGACCTGGCATTCGACCGATTTGCCCTCGACAAAGCCGGCCATTGCGGCAGTAGCTTCGTTGCCGCACGGCCAGGTGCCGCCCTTTGCGTCCCCGCACTTCTGACCGGCCTCGGGAGCGTCGATTCCATACAGCCGCACAGTGACACCGCCGACTTCGATGGTATCGCCATCGATCACCGAACCGGCGCCCGCTAACTCAGCGGCCTGAGCAGGTACCGACAGGCAGCAAAGAGCGCCTAGGACTGCCCACCTCACTGGATCCCCTCCTCTGAAATCACGCGTTTGGCGTTGGCCAGGAAGAATGCCGCCATTTGCAAATGGAGTGCGTCAGCCTCTTCCTCGCACCGCTCAACCATCGCATACAGGTCAGCAATGCGTTGTTGTCGATCGCTCATGTCCCCCCCCCATTAGCCTCGCGCCGCAATCATTGGTGGTTCAAACACTACCACCACATGCCGGGACCCGCACCGCGGGCACATAAGGCGCTGCTCGAGCCTAGCGATTGGAAAGTTACGGCCTCTTGTCCAGACTAAGGTGGAGATGTCCAGTTCCGCGCGAAACGTGCAGCGTCGAGAGCTGTGAACGTGGTCGACATAGCCCTTGCTGCAGCGAGCGTGAACGCGCCAGCCCTGTGAGAACGCGTCTCCAAGTGTCTCGACCTGCATGGGAACATAAAGAGAACATTTGGCAACATCGTCAAGCGCTATTCCTAAGAACGATCCACCACTTTCTGGTGTCCCGTGGTGGCCGAAACAATCTCGACTCGCATACATTCGAACCAAGACCGTCGTCGGCACTTTCTGCAACCGGGACACCGGGCTCGATAAAGCGGGGTCACGCGTACAGTGACCGAGCAGCGGGCAGTACGCCCGCCTAGCAGAAGGACCTACTAGCCATGTACTTGGGTAGAAAGGGGCCGAAGTTCGTTGTCGTTAGATCGCATCGGCGTTGGCTGGACGGACAGTTCCAGCGTGTCGTGAGCTACATTCGCGGACGCAGGTCAAGAATGAGCCTTCGCCGATCAAACGATCAATTGGACTTCGGCTTTTAAATCACTTGTCCGATACGAGTGAGCCGACGACGGTCAGCCAATATCGCCCCTCCGTAGCCCCTCATTGGTGATCTCTTTTACCCGGGTGGGAAGGGCCCTGTCATTGTAGACCCTGATTCCGGCGGATACGCCCCTCTGGACCATCTCCTGGATCTCCTTGTTCCCGCGCGCGCCACTTACGTCGACCGAGATCTGAAGTACCGATGGTCCGCTCTCGGCGCCGGCAGCAACCGCCGTCGACAAACCGTTGATGAGGCTGGCCGTCCGACCCGCCATTCGGCTCGTCAGAACGTGCTCGCCCTTCTCAAGCACCGCCGCGAATTCGTTCGATGACAGGCCGGCGTGAAACCTTGGAGCACTAATGAAAGCGGACGCAGGAACACGACGCTGTCGAGGACTACCAGCGCCGACTTTTCCGCCGCTGTGATAGAGGTAGCCAGGCGCAACGGTCGGCAGTGTCGCGCTGCCGGTGAACAGTCCTCCGATCGCGCCGAGGATCCCTCCTCCGCTTCCGAACAGACCAGCCAGCGGTCCCGTGCCCAGTATCGATGCCTGCAGCGCAGCATCGGCCAATGCGAGCGCAAGCCGCTGGATGACGTCTGTCGCGTCGTCGCCACGGACAATGATTGAAGACAGCCCGTCGGTGAGCGTCTGGCCAAGATAGTCCGTCAGCGCCGCGGCTCGTTCGGTCGCCTTCGCGGTGTCATCAAGCGCGGCTTCCTTCGCTTGGAGAGCCGAGACGGCTGCCGCGATCGCCTGCCCCTGCTCCGACTCGAGAGTCACGCCAGCGCGAAGCAACTCATTGTAGAGCCGCTGGCTGTCGGTTGTCCGTCCCAGCTGGTCCAACTCGAATTGAAGGTTTGCAATGACATCTGCCGCACGGTCCCGTTGGACGCCGCTCGACTGCTTGGATAGCGCGAACTCTTGGGCGCGGAGCCGGTTGAGATTGGCCTGTGTCCCCTCCTCTTGGTGACGCAGGAACAAGATCTCTTCGATCTGCTGCTTTTCGGCTTCGAGCTCGTCAATCCGGCCGGTTGCTTCTGCTACCGCCTGGCGCGGTCCGCCGCGCTGAAACTGCTTCAGCGTCTCGCGGATCTCCATCGCCCGCTCGGTGAGGCTGCGGGTCGATCGGTCCTCCAGGTTCTTGAAAGTGTCGATCAGCCGGTTGACCTCACGAGCCACGCCAGCAATCGCCTGGGCCGTCTGGACGATCAACGGCGTGATCTCGATGAACGCCTGTTTCAGGTTCGTATCGACAACCTGGCTGGCGACGTCCAGCTTGCGCGTCATTTCGTCGGCGTTGGCGATCACGTCGGCCGATATCACCAGCCCCAGCTCGCGAGCTTCTCTGCGAAGCGCAGCCATTCCTTTGGCGCCATCCGCTAGGAAGCGAACGAACTGTTCGCCACCGGTGCCGCCGAAGAGCTCATCGGCAATCCGGATCTGTGCAGCGGTCTCAAGTCCCCGCATTCGTTCGATGATGGCATCTAGCAGGGAAACCGGGTCGCGGAGTTTCCCGGCGAGCTCGCTAGCAGTGAAGCCGATACGCTGAAACGCTTCTGCCGCTGGACCGGCGCCCGTTGTGATCCATTCGTCGGCTCGGAGGTTCAATTCCTTAATGCCGTCGACCAGAGCGTCCATCGACACGCCGCGGTACAAGGCCGCGAAGCTCAGCTCCTGGAAGTCCTCGACAGCGATGCCGGCCCGCTTAGCCTCCCGGCCGATCTCGGCGAACGACCTCGTCGCTTCCTTGGCGCTATCGACAAGCGCGTCCAGGCCAAGGCCGGCGCCGATGCCAAGGGCGGCCGGGCCAAGCGCGCGACCCAAGGCCATGATGTTCTTGTTGAGGCCGGTGATGCCGACGCCGAGATGGCCGAACCGCGCCTCGATCTGCCGCACGCGCTTGTCGGTTTGGGTGCCGAACGCAGCAACGGCGCGCTCACCCTTATTGAACGCTGCCTGAAGGTGTCGGAGGTCGCCGCGGATGGCAACGTCGATTGAGCCTACATTTGCCATATGTTCTTTTCCGTCCGCGCCCGATTAGAAGCCATTATGTAGCGATACACGCGACTCGGGCGGTTTAGCTGATTAGTAGACAAACGGTTGTACAAGTTGCAAAATGAGAGCCATTGAAGGGGCTGGGACACATGCCAAGAAACGATGATAGTGGCTCGAAGCCACCTCCCCCACCGCCGCCGAGGGATACGATGCGTGTCAAGGGTGGTGGCGGTTCACGACCCAATATCGGCTTCACAATCGGTAGTGATAGTGGCCGAAAGCCAACGACGGTGCCCAAACCGAAGCCTAGCCCCAAACCAAAATCTGGCCCTAAGCCAAAAAGCTAGCCACTGGCCACCGACTCAAGGCTGGGAAACCAAGCTATTATTCCAATTGTTAACGAGATAGGGATCGTAGCCATGCCCCACCATTTTGCGCGGCGAAGGGAACGCGCGGTCCTATCACTCATTTCGGCATTTATTTTACCCATTTCCTGAAGATTCTTGAGATATTCGTTGGTAGCAATAATAATACTCACGCCGTTATTGTTTATGGCCCACTGCCAAAAATCAGGATCACGCCCAGGAAGGTTGATGTTGCCGGACTCCATGGCACGGAAACAATAAGTGGCCCCAACAAACAAAGATACGGCAGCACCGAACATTGCTACGCCGACTGTTGGTGGAACTATTGCAGAATTACCCAATGCGGCCGCGACGCCAGCTGCAGCCGCAACGCCTAATGTAGCGTAGTGCGACAACAAATTCATTGCTTGTTGGTCAGTATGATAGATTAGCTCGATTGTGGCCGCATGTCGGCAGCGTGCATCTTCCAATGCAAACATTAGTTCTTCGTTTGACAACATGCTTCCTCCGTAGGCCTGTCGATACATCGTAGTGATAGAGCCGCGAAAGCGCTACTCCTGCCACTCAGCGGCGATATCGAGGCCGGCACGCCGGCCGATCTCTCGAATGCCCGTCACGTTGTAGGTCTGCCCTTCGCATTGCAGCCGATCGGTCTCGACGACGTCGGCGAAGTAGCGGGTCCGGAAGGTCACGGTCCGGGTTGCGTAACGCTGCGCTGCGGCGAATTGCTCGTCTTCGGATTTGTGGATCTTGGCAGCCCAGACCGTTCGCACAGCCTGCCATTCGAACACTGGTTGGTTGAGGCCGTCCGTCCCGGCTTGTACGCGCCGGGTGATCGTCAATCGCCGGTCAAGCTTTCCCGCCCTCATGACCGCCACCTGACGTAGAAGTCGAGGATCCGGCGATAGACCGCGCGGTCCGCCGAGACGTCTGTGTAGTCGGCCCCCGCCTTCCAGATATCAACCGACGTCGCCCCGGCGATCGCCTGCTTGGTAATATCGCTGAGTGCCGCTTTGACGACCTCCCCCAGGTCGTTTGCACCGGCCGGGTCGTCCGCTAGGCACTGGACTTGAACGCGGGACTCGAAGTAGCCGCCGGCGCCACCCACCATTTGGTCCTCGGACTCTGATAGGAGCGAGGCGACCAGGCACGGCCGCGCAAAGGCCTGAGGCACTTCGAAGGCGTGGATTCGGAATGCCTCGGGGCTTTCCCCGTCGCCAACAATTGCGGCCACGGCCGGTGCGGCTTTCAAGGCGGTGATTGTGATCTCAAGAGCACTCATCGGCTCGTCCTTTTGATCGCCTTGGCAATCTGCTTTTCGATGTTTGGATAGAGCTTCAGAGCGAACGTCTGGGCTGCCAGCTCACGGGTCGCTTCGAAGGCGCGCGTCAGCCAAAGGTGGCCAGCGACGGCGCTTGTACCGTCGGCACCAGGCGCCCTGCCCCACTCGGCGAGATGTGCGTACTTCACCGGCTTGCGGCCGTCCGGACCTTCGTAGTCCGATCGCGGGCCGACGATGTAAAGAACCTGATCCCTGCGCTTCGTCGCCTGCTTCTTGGTCAGCGACTTGGCGAGCGCACCGGTGTCCTTGATATCGCGGGCATTCTTTCGGGCAGCCGTGAGCATGGGCGTCATGGCATCGCGCGCCGCGGCGTTCGCGGCCGTGCGAAGGGGGGAAGCCAGGCGCCGGAAATTGCGTGCCGTCTCCTTAGCGCCGCGGACAGCCATCAGCAGTAGACCCGATAGGGCGAAAAGAGCCGGCGGGCCATCTGTTCATTGATCGTGAGCCCGCTTTCGCGCGCGTCGTACATGCTCGCGACGGTCATCAGCAGCGCTTGGCGAATGCCGGGATCGACGTCGGTCCCGGCGTCGCCATAGCCCGCGGCGTAGCGGACCTTAACCGCCTCCGGGTGATCGGCGGTAGCAGGCCAGGATTCGCCGTCTACTGGGCTCACGCGGGTCAGCCCGTCGCCGCCCTTGTACGTGGTGTAGACATCGCTGCTGAGCGTCTGCTCGGCGCTGTCGGTGTCTAGGTAGACGATCGATTCCAGGGCGTTGAACGGCGGTCGCGGCAGAATGATCCCGCCGTAGCAATACGCGGGGAAGGATGGCTGCCGCAGCTCAAGCGTATGCAGGACAAGAGACCGTCCGAGCCAGCCGTCCGGACCGGCGGTCCAGTCCGTCACCGCGGCGACCATCGTCGTGATGACCGTATCGTCGTCGTCGTGATCGACACGGAGATAGGCCTTTGCCTCGGCAAGACTGACGACGGCTTCGGTGGCCGGCGTAATGACGTGAAGGGACATCAATCACCCTCGAACAAAAAAGGCCCGGCACATGGCCGGGCCTGACTGGTTGATGTTGCAGGGTCGAGAATTCGACCGACGCTGTTAGGCGTTGATCGTCGGGCTCTCGCCGAGCTCGAACTGGCCGTAGACGTACGACTCCGGCCGATAGACCGCGAGGGCCAACCGCTCTTCCGCGCGGATCGCCACCAGGTTCTTGGTGAAGTAGTCGTCGTGCTCTGTCGACACCTCGACCGCAGCGTCCTCGCGATCGAAGACCTGGGCTCCCATCGTCGAGCCGACCAGGAATTCGCCGGCCGACATTGCGGTCGTCTCGATGACGGCGAGACGCCAAAGCCGCATCTCGGCGCCTGTCGTCGGCATCGGAACGATCAGGTAGCGCTTGTCGCCGTCCTTCGTGGTCTCGATCGCGGCCCAGTCGATCGGGGAGAGTACGACGAAGGTCGGGCGGTACTCTGCCATCCGCGCCTGAAGGATCGCGCGACGGATCGTGTCGATCGCCGTGTCTTCGGCCACCGAATACGTCCCCTCGGCGAAGGCTGTCGCCTGGTTCAGCAGGCCGTTCAGGTTCTGACCGGTTCCGTTGCCGTTCAGGAGTTGCGCCTCTTCCACGTACTTGAGCCCGTAGAGCGCGCGCGTGTTGATGTAGCTCATCAGCATCGGGACGTCGGCGAGCACCTGCTTGGACGCAGCGAACCAATGAGCGATCGTCCGGACGTTCGTCGTCGTCAGGTCGAACTCCAGGTCCGACTGTGGCTTGTCGCCGCCTTCGGCGACCGGCGCCGCGGAATTGGTGAAGCCGGTCTCCTGAACGAATTCGATCGCGTTCGAAGAGGTCCGCCCCGGCAGCAGCAGGTCTCGGATCGTCAGGGGACGGTCGATCGGCGACACGACGCCTGGCAGACGATCGGGTCGGATCAGGTCGCCGGCACTGCCGGCTGCGTCCGTCGTGGCACTGGTGATCGTCGCTTTGACGTTGAGGCGCGCGGTGCCACGTCCCTTCGACTGGAGCGCCTTGAAGTCGTCGGAGCCGGTGAACTGTTCGCCGAGCGACGTTTTGCCCGGCGCGTCGACGCTGCGCCGGCCGAGTCGCTGCTCCACGGCGACAAGACGTTCCGAAAGCTCGCTACCGGCCGTGGACAGTTTCTCGAGTGCGGCCTTGGTTTCGGCTGCCATCTCGCCGTTGGCCTTGATCTCTTCGGACGCCTTCTCGGCGAAAGCCTTGATCTCGGCATCGCGCTTTTCGAGCGCGTTGAGAACGGACTTGAGCTCCAAGTGATCGTCGGCGCGCGCGCCAGCGTTCTTCCGCCCGAAGGCGGGATCGAAGTGCTTGGTCATGAGACCCTCTTAGATTTTGGGAAGTGCGAAGCCGTTCAAGCGGCTCACGAGCTCGCTGACGGCGGTTTCATTCGCCGGGTCTCCTGACTCGCTCAGGAGGTGTTTCAAGCCGCGGTTGGCGATGATCGCGGCTTGCGAGCGCGAAAACCCTGACTCTCTCAGGAGCCTTTCGAACTCAGGAAGGGTGGGCAGCCCGCCATGGGCAAGCTTCAACTTGATTGCGTCGACACGCGCGGCGTCATTCGCCGGCATCGTCACGATGCTGATCTCCTCGAGGTCCAGTTTCGTGAGTGTACGGATCCCCGACTTCTCATCGAAGGAAGACTCGCGCGTCCAGTATCCGATCGACAATCCGGTGACTGCACCGGCCTTCATGAGCGCATGAGCTTCGCGCGCCTTGGCGACGTCCTTCGTGAGGAGCCGGCCCTCGACATAGAGCCCTTTCGAATCCTCCTGGAGGCGATCGTAAACGCCGAGCGGTTCGGCTGTGCGATGTTGCCAAAGGATCGGCAGCTTCCGGCCCTTCGAGGTCGCGTCAGCCAGGCTGTCGGCAAATGCGCCGGCCGCGACAATCTCATTGTAGGTGTCGACGACATCGAACACCGAGCCATAGCCGGAGAAGTGGCCATCATCGGTGGCCTTTACCGACAAATCGAAGTCGCGAATTTTGAGGGTCATTGGTCGATCCCGAGAGCGTTGCGCATAGTGTCACGCGGATCCGTCGCGCCGAGTTGTTCCAGCGGAGCAAGATTGGTCTGTGCGGTTAGCGCATCGCCGCCGTCGACGGCCGGGAGGTTCAGCTTCGCCCTGCCCTCGTTGCGCGTCATCAAGCCGTTCTGAACGGCCCCGGACAGGAACGCGATCTTCGCGGCGCTATCCGCCTGCAGGAGGCTCTCGCGGGAGAACTCGGCGTAGTAGCGGGACCGCTCACCCGGTACCAGGAGCTGCTTCCCGATACGTTTCTCAATTCGCGTGAAGAGCGGGTTGAGCCCCGTCGTGAGCCACTGGATAATCAGCGCCTCAACACCGGTTCCCCACATGGTCTGACCTTGTGCGGCGTGACCGATAATAATTGGCGGCACCCCAAACCAGCGGCAGATTTCCTCGATATGGAATCGCCGGGTTTCGAGCATCTGCATATCCTCGGGATTGAGGGACAGCTGTTCGAACTTCAGTCCGGACTCCAGCACCATGACCTTTCCAGCGTTCGTGCTCGAGCTGTACTGCTTCAGGATCCCCGAAAGCTGCTTGCGTTGCACGTCAGACAGTTCGTGCTCGGTCTGCAAGATACCGCTCGGCATGGCGCCGTTGCCGAACAGCTTGCCGGCCGCTTCGTCCGCGGCGATCGCGCCACCCAGCGTCTGCACACCGAACGTGATCGGGGAAAGGCCAAGGTCACCTCCGAAGCCGAAGCCGCGGATGTGAAGGACAGACTCGGCCGGCAGGTCGATAAGCTTGTTGCGGTCGGTGAACCGGTACCGCAGGTCGTGGGCTTCGTTCCGGGCCACCTGTACTTGGTCGGCCGGGATTATATTCAGTGACGTGAGCCGGCCGCCCGTTCGGTCGATCTCGGCGAAGGCGTTACCGCGCACCATGAGCCAAGCGGCAATCGCGCCCCAGAATTCAAAGGCCGTCTGCTCGCTATTCGGTGAGTCACTGATGATGGTCGCGAGCGGATGATCGACACGGTTTCGACCACCCTTCCCGTCCCGCTCGAATAGGTGAACCGGTGTCGACGCGACGGCCTCGGAATTGAGGCGCACGCAAGCCCAGGCCGCAGCCAGCTGCAGCGCAGAGTAATCGGTGACCGACTTGCCCGACGCCGAGCTGCCGCCGGCGAAATAGGACCAAGGCGCAATACCGGAAAGGCCTACGCCGAAGCGCTTCCATTTGCTCCAAACTGACATTCACAGCACCATGACGGGGTTTTTCAACATGCCGTCCAGCGATGGCGGCGGCGGTTCATCTTGGTGGCGAGACGCAAGGCCAAGAGCCATGATCATCGCGACCAACGGATCTATCCGGACCGGCCCGCGGCGGTTCGATCGGTCTTTGTCGAGTTTCTGATTGCCGGCCGGATCGTTGATCACGATTGCGTTCGCCACGGCGGCGGTGAGTACCGGGTTGCCGCCGTGCCGGAGCCGGCCGGTCAGCATCAACTCCGCGGCGATCTCGATATCCGGCGACTGATCTTTGTAGCCTTGACCGCGGGCCTCAAGCGGCACCGTACAGTCGACGTCGTCGAGCTCGAGTTTGAAGTCGTCTATCCGCCACCGGTCAAAAGCGATCGCGCGGATATCGAACTCAGTTGCCAGCCGGGCGAGCTCGGTCGCAACGAAGCCGTATCGAATTACGGGGCCGTCGACGGCGATCAGATCGCCACCGGATATCCATTGCCGGAAGCGCTGCTGCTCTGCCGCCTTTCGCTTCCCCAAGGCTCCATCCGGGGTCCAGGACAGCGATAGAACGTCATACGTCGGCGGATGCCGTTCATCGGGGAAGACAAGGCAAAGGCTCGTCAGGTCGTCGCGGCCGGATAGATCCAGGCCTCCATAACAGCGCCGGCCCGTGAGCCTCTCTCGATCCACTGTCGCCGCGCCCTTCTTCCAGACATCGATTGTCACGATCCGCTGCTCTTCACGGGCGTCGACGCGCTGATTGAGCCTGAGGTTTCGGAAGCTCGGTTCGAAACTTGGCATTCGCCTGGCGCGTTCCTGTTCGATCAGGAGTTCGCGTTCGTCCAGGAAGCCGCCGACAATCGCGGGGTTGCAGGCTCGCAAAGTCTCAGGATCAAAAGGATCCGCGTCCGTCGGGGCTTGGGTCAGCTTGACGTGAATGGAGCGATCAGCGCCCGTCAGCCCCTGATCAATCAGTTCCGACAGCGGATGATTGTCGTCGGACGCCTGCGTGCTCAATACGATACCCAGGCAGTGGCGCTTGCCCATGCCGGTCACAAGTGCATCTAGAAGTTCCCGGTCCGGGACGCGAGCGAGTTCGTCGTAAAGCCACAGCGGACCTGGTGCGAGACCATGGCCCTTCTTGGCGTCGCCGGACATGGCTTCGAAGATAGTCCCGGCGCCGGGCCCGTCGTCATGCGCGACTTCGATCCGCTTTTCATGTCTCTTCGGATTGCAGCGAGCGGCAAGCTCAGGGGTGGCGTAAACGAGAGCTTCGACTTCCGCGAAGAGCTTGCTCGACTGCGTCCGATCGACGGCCGCCGCGTAGATCTCCCCGCGCGGTTGCGCCAATGGGCCAACTAGCCCGGCGCATACGAGAGCCGCCGATAGACCGGTCTTGCCATTTCCTCGAGGCTCACTGAGTACCGCCAGCCTTACCGGGTCGTCGCCCGGCCGATCGAACACCTCCCTCAGGAACTCTCGCTGACCTTCCAGAAGCCTAAACCGTTTCCCGGTTAGCGGGCCCTTCGTAACGCGGAGGTTTTGAACGAAGCGAATTACCCGCTCGCTCGCTGTCAGCCCGGCATACTCCCAAGACTGTTTCCGTCTCGGCTTCTCCGCGAGCTGTTCCGCGGCACGCTTGAGCCGCGCGGCGCCTACACCGCGTTTTGCCATGCCGGCGCTCTTTAGTTGCCGAGACTGAATGAAGTGGCGGGCGGTGAAGGAACCACCGACCCGCCGTCGGCGACAGGAGAGGCCGCCGGACGCTAGCGCTGCGCTTGCCACTAGCGTGTTTGGTGATCAGGAATTCGCCAGCTGTTTGCGATTGCCGGCATGCCGGCGTTTCATGCCGCGTATTTCGTAAAGCAATGCGCTGATCGCTTGCCGGTAGATCTCTGCGCGCGTGCCAAGTTCTCTTCCGCAGGAGGAACAGGTGACAAGTCCTGGACCGTCATCCTGAAGAACGCCGTCGCAAAAACGGCAGCGCATTTCGAGCTTGATCGCTGCTTTTGGAAGCACAACCATCCTCGCGCCCTCGCCTTATAATTGTTATGATTAACTATACACGAAATGCGAGCTACAGGGAAATTAAGTACGAAGAAAAGGGTGCGTGTCGGTGAGCGTGTTTTCAGGTCTGCGACTTTTGATCCGCCCTCCCCTCAGCCGGCGGTCACGCACGCGAACCAGATCCCCGCGGCCAGCGCGTTTCCCAACGGCGGGTCGCGCCTGGCGATGGCGTCGACGTCCACTCCGAGCGCGACGAGCGCTTCGCGGATCGCCTGTGCTTGAGCGAGGTCATCAGCTCCAGTGCGATCGGTCATGGTCTTCCTCGATTGAATGGGTGATTTGGATCGGCCGGCAGACCGTCGGCGCCGATCGCGGTGTCATAACCCAACGCTTCGCTCTGCTGTTTCTGGCTGTCGTGGCAAGCCTTGCAGAGCGATTGCAGGTTGCGCTGATCAAAGAACAGCGCCCGATTGCCGCGGTGCGGGCGGAGATGATCAGCGACCGTTGCTCGCGCTTGGCATGAAGCGCAGCGTGGCTGGCGCTTGAGCTGCTCTGCTCTCAGTTGCTTCCACCGCGCGGTTGAGTACCAGGCGCGCCACGGCTTTTCGCGGGCGCGCTTCTGATCGTGAAGTCGCTTGCTGTCTCGCTGCACGCCGCTCTCGCTTGGCTCGGTTCTCGGCGACGCGCTTGCACCGGGGTGAGCAATAATGGCTGTCGCCGCGCCGGCCCGGCGGTATGTCGTCGCCGCAAACTGTGCATGATCTCGGCGCTGACAGCTTGCCAGCGGCCTTTCGGTGGCGATCCGTACACGATCGCGAGCACCATTTCTGATGTTGCCTTGTCGGCTTAAACCGGGCCCGACACAGCGGTCCGACACAGGTGCGCTCAGGTAGGAGCCTTTTCTCGCGATCGGCAGCGCATTTGCTCGAGCAGCATCGCTGCTGCGGATAGTTGGCAGTGAACAGCGCCCCGCACTCGTCACACTTGCGCTGACCGTACCGGTCGGTGCTCACCCGGCGCTGACGGTCCTGGTAGGCAGCCTCTGCGACCACGCCCCAGAGATGATCGCCGGCAGCGCCGAACTCTTCGGCGGTGATCGCGCATGCGAAACTGCAGAAGCCGCGCTCGTAGTGGTTTTCGGCCAGCCGCTTCCCGCAGTGGCGGCAACCTTCGCGGCGGTCGAACCCATCGTCGTCGGCACGCGGTCGATGAGCCAAGCCTATCTTTCGAAGCGCTTCTCCGACCACGGCGGCCGCTTCTGCGTCGGCGCAGGCCCAAGAGCCTTCGGGGTGACGTGCCATCAGATCGTGGCGCAGCGAGTGGCGCAGCGTCGCCTCAAATCTGAACCGGGTCGGCTCGCCGCGCTTGAGGATCCGAGCGAATTTGTCGACCAGAGCCCGTCGCCGGTCACCGCTGATCAGCCGGCCGGCTTGGCCCCGCCCGGACTTCTTCAGGGCCATCAGCCGCCGACGGCAAAACCGGGTAGCCCGGCCTCCGCCAGTCTGCGGCTCGCTTCGACAGCGATTGCTCGCGTCGGGTAATTCGAAATCCGGATCCGCTGCCCTTGGTACACGGTGATTTGCCAGCCTTCGCCGCGAAGTGCTGGCTCCACGACGTAGCGATGCTGCGTGGGAACGCCCGTCGGCGCCTGTGCGCCGGCCGCAGTCTGATCGATGTTCATGATGGCCTCAGAATCAAAAACCCGCCTCAGGGGCGGGTCTTGCAGGCGCGATTTGGGAATCGCCGCCGATTGTGGGAATTTTCGACCGAAATTTGTCCCCAAGTCAAGGATTTTCATCCTATAAAGGATAACGGCATCGGTTTTATGTATTTTCGCGATTATTCGGTTTCTTAGCTAGCGCGCGTTTATGTTCTGGTTCCGATTCGTTTCTTTCTATTCTCTGTATATTCTATTTAAGAAAGATATTAGGTAGTGGAAAGTAGATGAACCTGTATCTTGAGGAAGGCTTGACCTATGCCGCCAGGCATAGCTTCGCCTACCGACGTCCAGGAATACCCGAACGTCGTGGCGAAGCTACCTAGATGAACCTGTAGAGCCATCGGAGAGGATATTGGATTGACGCAACCTCCTTCGGAGGAGAGGCCGGGGTCGTGCTGTCGGCCTTTATGCGCGCTTCATACGGCGCTGGAACACCGCCTCGCCAATCCACCAGCTCGGCAGCTACCTGCAGGTCGGCGCCAGCCGTTGCCCGCTCCTGGAGCCTTTTGGCTCCTTGTTGGGACTCTCGTCCAGTCCGGCGACGCTCCGGATGCTCCACCGCGGTCATGTTCCCACGGATCGGCCCTACAGTCGGGCTCGCTATACCGCGTCGATTTTCACACACATAGTTCAATAAAATTGAACGTATAAAGTTTTTAGTTCAGTTTTCTTGACTTATGGGATGCATTGCTGTAGAGAGGCTTTGATCCACCAGCACACAGTGTCAGCCGGTCGCCCCTACGGGCGGCCGGCCTTTTTTCGCCGTTCCGACCGCATCTGATCGACGTTCTCGAGTAGCGACTCAAGCAAGTCGCAAAAGTCGTCAACAGTCTGTATGGGGTTCTCGGGGTCTTCCTCGAGTAGCAACGCGAGGTACGCTAGGACGGGCCTTCCGGGCCTCAGGGCACCGCTCAGCACACGGGCTTTGCCGACGATCGCTGAAACCGGCATCTCGATATCCAAGAAGCGGATGTGCGGTTCGGGCGGATATGTGCTTTCGCCCTCCCAAGACACGTGCCCGGAATCGATCCGGACACAAACGTCCCACCAACGGTGAATAGCGATCGTCGCCATCGTCAGCGCGTCCCAAAGATCAGATGTGTCGGGCAGCGAACGGCTAGCGCCAATTGCAACGACGTTATCCATCAGGCTGAACCTTCCGGGTCACCGTTGAGCCGTTGGCGATAGCTGATGAGATTCTGGACGTGAGATAGGATTGCGTCGGCGTTGGCCTTGAGGTCCTCACCACGATATCCCGCCTCCGCCAGCGAACTGACGAGCTTGCCAACCAGCGCCGCGTTTACTCTCGAACTCAGTGCCGCAGCCTCTCCAGGCGAGGGAGAGGTGCTGTCGATTACGGGAACGGATCTTTCCAACGACGCAAGATAGCCCTCGCCAATCTTTCGGACCTGTGCGGCTGACAATGGTGCGACCATCACGCGCCCCTCATCATCGCACGGCCTAACTCGGCGTCATGCGCGCCCCCAACAATCGCCTGCTGCGCGGCTGCCGTACCTGCGAGCGCCCGGAGAGCGTGTAGATCACTGAGTGAAACGGTGACTTCGTCCGCGGCGTCGACCCGGGCTTCCAGAGCTTCAATGCTCAAGCTGAGCGCCTGCAGGGTGTCTTTGAGCCCCGCGAGTTCGTCGTCGAAGCTCATCACGCGGCCCTCTGGTTGCGCTTGGCTTTCATGGCTTCCAGCGAGGCTTCGCACTCGGAACGCAACCAGCGGGACATTCCTGAGGTCGGTTTAATAGGCCTCGGAAACCTTCCGTCGGCGATGCCGGAGTAAAGCGTTGAAGCGGAAATGCCGCCAAAAAAGGCGCACACATCACGCTTTGTCATCAGTTCGGGATTAGGGGCGGGTTTCTGCGGTTCCATCATGGCCACCTCTCGCTTGAGATGGCCTTACGGCAGTGACCATCGCGCTAAACAACAGGCTGCCGCCTGCATGTTCGCGGGAATGGTCAGTCTCGACCGATTGCTCTACCCAGGAGCTCCTTCGTCCTGGAAGCGCCGCGACGTGTCCCTATGTGCTCTATGCCACGCGCGGTCTTGTAAAGGTAAGGCAGATCTGTCCGGATTTGTCAAGAGCTGGATGTAAAGCGCCGCTGGTGTCGAGATTAGAGTTGCGCCGTCCGTCTTCGTTCGATCTCATCTGGGCTTAAGGCTTTCCTTTTGCCGAATTAAGATCAATCACATTCTCGCCCCCGGCGCGTCCGAGATACTCTGCCCAATCGCGCATTAAAACGCGCCGTTTCTCCAATGCGGAAGCTCGCCGGTATGCCGCTTCGGTCGCGTCACGAATTGTGTGGGCAAGTGCTGCTTCGGCGACTTCGCGCGGATGGTTCGTGCAGTCTCCACACCAGTCTCGAAAGCTGGAGCGGAAACCATGAACGGTGAATTCGCCGGCCCCAATTCGCCTTAGCGCCATTGTGAGCGCCATTACCGAAAGTGGTCGGCCAGCCTTCTGACCCGAAAAGATGTAATCACCGTGCTCCCTGTTCCGGGCGACCTTCATGTTCTCAATGATTTCCACTGCACGATCGGTCAACGGAACGTGGTGCTCGCGCCCTCCCTTCATTCGGGCCCCAGGAACTGTCCATAGCTTCTTCCGAAGGTCGACTTCCGGCCAAACAGCCCCCATGACCTCGCCGGATCTCGCGGCGGTCAATATCGCAAACTCGAGAGCCAAGTTTGACGTGCTCCGTGTCTCCCGAAGCTTCGCGACTACATCGGGTACTTCGCTGAATGGCATCGCTGCATGGTGCCCCCGCGAAAGCTTCCTGCGAGGGGGTAGAAGTTTGTCGAGATGTCCCCGCCAGCGGGCCGGATTCTCGCCTTGCCGGTGCCCTTTGGCTTTTGCCGCATCCAGTACCGCCTCAATCCGGCCGCGGACCCTTGAGGCGGTTTCAGGCTTTGTTTGCCAAATTACCTGGAGAACGCTCAGAACATCTTCTGTCGTGACGTCGTCGACCCGCTTGTCTCGTATAGGTCCTGCGTAGCGAGTTAGCGTCATCTTCCATTGAGCTGCATGTTTGTCGTTGCGCCATGACGGCTCCATCGCCTCGATGTGCGCATCAGCGGCCTCGCCAAATGTTGGAGTCATTCGCTCATTCTGGCGTACTCCGATCGGATCTTTGCCATCCAAGAGAAGCTCGCGCGCGGCCTTTGCTTTGATCCTGGCTTTAGCCAAAGAGACGTCGCGGGCGGACCCCAAGCCCATTTCGCGGATTTTCCCGTTCCAACGGAACAGGAACACCCAACGACGTCCGCCGTTTGAAGAGATGCTGAGATAGAGGTTACCCCCGTCAGCGTAACGGCCCGGCTTGGTGACCGTATCGACAAACCTTGCTGATAGTCCGTTTCGATTCCGACCCAT